GAATTCAATCCATAAAGTCCATCAAGTTGAAAAACTGGAGTAATGGGAACAGAAATATTTTCTCCAAAAGCACTACTACCGCTTGCAGTTCCATGACACCCATCAATATTGCCGTATCTATCAGCACACATATAAACTTCAAAAAGACTTCTTTCTTGATTTAGATAGTCTTGATTATTTTTATTCCACTGTGCCATAACTCAAATCCACTCTAATTTTGAAGGGTGATATCTACTTGTACTTTTTATTTTTGTGTTATTTTGTTTTGCTGGATAAATTTGATGAACAACTGCACCTGGATATTCTCCCTGAAGATCTTCTCCAAGTTCTTGTTTTGATGGAAGACCGGACTTTGTTACCATCTCAAATCTGTATAAGTTACCTTGCCAGACTACATCAGCAAGATAACTCTCACCAACTTGTTTTTGTTCTGGTTGAGAGTTGATGTAAAGACTTCCGTTAAAGTCTCCAGATATGTTTACCGATTCTGATAAAAACTCTTTAAAACTTTTCATACTAGCACTTCCAACGGCGACGGGCTTTACAAACTGGTTTATCTGGTGTGGATGAGCAATCGATGTTATGCATGTCTTGCTGACCCTTAGAGCGTGCGCAGAATGACTTGCGACGTTTGGCATCCTTGCTTCCTGGTTTTGGGTCGCCAGTTACAGCAGTTTTGAGTTTGGAACCTGGATTCTCTCTGCGATATGCTTTGACTGCGGCAGGACTCATTCCGTCAGTTTTGTCTGACTTATTAACTTTCTGCCAGTCTTCAACTTGAAGAAGTGGTTGACCAGGCTCATAGTCTCTCATATTAAAATAAGTAAGTTTAGAATCTGGATATACTTTTCTTACTTGATCCTGAACTTCTTGTCTTGATGGACGCTTTCCTGATGGGAAGAACATTTGAAGAGAATAAACTTTACCTCTCCAAGAAACCATTACATAATAAATGTTTCCACTTTTTGCTGGCATTCTTACAGATTCTTCAATTTCTTTTACATAGTTTTTATTTTTTCCTGGTTTTCCAGCATCTCCACCATGCTTTTTGGTTTCACATCCACAAGTTTCTTCTATAGAATCTACTTTTATAATATCAATAACTTCAGCAAAAGTATTTCCATTTGCATCTTCAATCGTTACATCTTCACTAACAGATTTCCATCCACCACCCGCTTTTTTGTATTCTTTTGCTGCCCAACCATTTGCATAAGCAGAAGGGTACACATCAAATTTTGATTTTGCCTTTGCTTTCATTTTTGACCAAAGAGAAGGATTGGTGGGTACATTCTTCTCACTAATCACTTCTGCTTCCATTTCAAGTAGAATTTTATCAACTAGAGAAATTTCTTCCTTTTTTATTTGAGGTAAGGATACTCCTGCCATTTTAGCAGCAGTTTTTTGTTCACCTCCAGTTCCTCTTTTTGCAAGGGTACGTATTTTCTCTGCCTTTTTTGCTTTTCTTGCATCTGATGATGTATGGGTAATTTCAAAACTTGCTTCACTCACCTTAACGCAAGAACCTTCTTCATAATCTGCAGTTCCTGATTTTTTTCTATATCCTTTCCAACAAGGACCTTTTTTTGCTTCATCCATAGATTCTTGAGAATCATGCTCACCACTATCAACATAATCTGCTGCAGTATCAATGTAATCTGCTGCTTTGGTGATTTTTGATTGGACCCATGCCTCAATATTCCCTTCGCCCTTCATTTTTGCTTTAAGACGCTTTACTGCATTTTCAATGGTGGAGAGTTGAGATCTTGCCATAGAATATTCATGGTCTTTTTGGTTTTTTTCTTCACCAATATTATTAGAAACCATTTTCGGTTTTCCTCCTTTACCTGGACGATCTGCTATGGGGTCTTTTTCTCTTTTTCTTCTTACCGCAGCAGCAATTTCTTTCTTAGACATTTTTGCTGCTTTTTCTTTTGAAAGGCACTTTGGTTTTGGACCCTTACCATCATCATCTTTTCCACGAGCACATTTTCCAGTTCTTTCACCTTTGGTGTTGTATTCATCCCAACCGCCACCACCGACTCCACCTTCACCGCCTGTTCCGAACCATTTTCTAAGATCTTCGTTCATTTTACTGGATTGGATTTTGTTTCTTCACCTCTAGCTCTTTTATCTCTCCCTGCACAATGTGCTTTCTGAGAAAATCCTTTTGGATTTGAGCAATCTATACTCTTTTTATATTTATTAGACCAACTTTCTTTAAATTGTTTAAACGTTTTCATCTTCTTTTTGCTGCTTTAACAATTTGCTAAGTTCTGCTGTGGATCCTATAAACAATGCAGTATTAGTAACGTTTGTTGGACCTTTCTTTTTATCATCAGACTGAATTTCTTTCAACTTCTTTTGCAAGTCAATTAACTTTTCAGTTGCATCAGATACGCTTTTTATTAACTGTCCAGCAACTTCATATGCTCTTGGCATCTCAGTTTCTTGGGCAAGTTCTATCACCCCGTTTAATGCTTCTTGACCCTTTTCTATAATAGAATACAAGTTTCCTCTACTATATTCATAATCTTTTTTAATATCATCAGATATTTTTTCGAATTTGTCGATTGAACTCTCTACATCAACGCTCTCAACTTCTACTACAGGTTTCATTGTTTCTTCCACATTAAAGGTCTCATCTAAATTGTCAAATTTATTACTCATAATTATCAGAAGCTGTCGCTAAATCCAAAATCATCACCAATTTGAACATAAGCATTATCTGCTTCTGTTATAATACTTACTCCAGAACCAGATACGTGAAGAGATATTGGTGTCCCATATTCACCCCTTCTAACTGTAAGTTTGTTTCCAGTCTTAGATTTTACATATAATGTTTCGGTGTCTATTGTAATATAAGATCCTTTTGCGATTGCCGAAGAATCTGCAACATCAAAAATTGTAGTTTCTAGATTAATATCTTCTGAAAGTGTAGTTGATACCTGATCAATATATTTCTTAGTTGCTTGTGGTTCTACTCTGTAAGTAATATCTCTTGTAGGAGATCCTGTATTTTCTCCAGAAACAAACCCAATAGCAACTTTCTTGACAACATCTTTGGAAGATTCGGAAGATGTTGGACCAAAAATGTAAGTTTTCGCAGTAAATCTTAGCGTATATATCAAGGCTCTTCTTGTGCTGAAATCACCTTCATAAGAATCATCCATAGTTATATTATCAAGAGTGATGGGAATGTCTCTCTTTTCTCCAATAACGTCTACTAAGTCTATACTTATACTATATGAAGGTTGAAAGTATGGTAAAATTTGCTCAACTATCTGAAGCATATCATCATTACTCTTTGTCATAATGGACAATTCAAAAGAAATATTATATGGAACTGGCATATAAGTGACTCTTAGGTCTGTCTTGTCAGTTTTTGTAGATGATATAATCGTTTGTATTGGCGTAACTTTTCTGGTTGGATCATAGTTTAATCCCACCATTTCAAATGAAAGTCTTGGAAGAGTAATTTGGACTGGTTTGTTTAAGTCTGGTGATTGCTCAAGTCTTGCTAAAAACTTTTGAGTTGGTCCATATGCAATTGGGACTTCAACAATAGAAAAAACATTATCGGAAGAATCCTTTCTCTTAATTGTTATACTATTAAATAAAGTTCCAAATCCGATTACTGTTTTTCTTATTATTTCGTTATAAAAATACTCAAACATATATTTTCCCAGATACTATTGATTATTTAACTATTTAAGGTGTTCCAAATGGATTTTTTTCTGTAAAGTCTAATATTTGGTCTGCTTCAGTCTCAATGTCTATATTTTGACTATAAGAATCATCAGAATCTACCATATTTATAGTTAGAACCTTATAAGTTGCTCCCGATTCACTTCCAGTGATAATTTCACCAACAACAAATTCCCCTGTAAAGTTCTTCAATTCCAAATCATTTGTAACTGAATTCCAAGACTCTACAAGAGCAGTTGCGCTACTTGCAGATCCTGTAACTGCTTCATTAAAGATGAATGATCCAGATCCAAGTAAGTATGGATCAGAAATAGTTACACTCGGTGCTACTGTGTATCCAGATCCTGTATTTGTTATTCTTATTGATGTGACTGATCCATTTGTCAGGACTGCATTTGCAGACGCTGAAGTTGATGCAATTCCAACAAAAGATACTATTGGTGCTGAATCATATCCCGAACCCCCATCAGTTACTGTAATTACACCGACTGCTCCATCTGATATTGTTGCTAATGCGGCAGCACCAACGCCTCCACCACCAATGAATGCAACCATTGGAACTGAAGTGTATCCGTAACCAGAATTTACAATTTCTACTCCTTGAACCTTATAATTTTCTTTGGAATCTGCACAATAATCAAACATCCCCGTAATTAAAGTTGCAACACCAACTGCTGTTCCTCCTGGAGATGGAGAAGAAGATATTGCAACTCTTGGTGCAGATGTGTAATCTCTACCTCTATTTGTTACAGTGATAGAAGAAACTGCCCCATCAAAAATATTTGCCACAGCAGTTGCAGTTCTTCCTGAACCAACTAGTCTGAATGTTTGAGTGTATGCTTGATCTATAAAATTATCATCTATCTGCTCAATATCCGTGTCTACAACTTCATCTCCATATCTAAAGAGTTCACATCTCAATTCATACACATAGTTCTTTTGCAATTGATAGAATGGAGATTCATGTTCAACATATTTTATTTCAAATATTCTATCCCCCAAAGGAAAATAAATTAAGTCTCCTTCTTTCGGTCTACTTGATAATTCAATATTACTAATAGATTTTATTAGTGGTGAAATATAATTTTCAAATCTTTCTTTAGATACTACAAGAGTTAAGTCATCAATATCTTGAATTCCAAATTTAGACAGAAGTGTTCCTTGCCCACCATATCCATCATAAGAAGAGACATATGCTTCAATTGGATATGCATTATCAAATTTTGATTGGATTACTTCAGCAATTACTGTATTTTTAGTGATATATTTTCTAGGAATATAGTAAATCTCAACACCATACATTCTTATCTGTTCATTTATCAAATCCTGAACTAGATTTTGTTCTCCTTTTGATCCCTGAAGAAAAAATGGGTTAAGCATAATTATCCTATGAAGTCTAATGGTGGAATTTCATAATAAGATGACATCTGCTCCATTATCATATCTATTTCTCT